GTATACCACATCAAGTGGTGCAACAGTATTTTTAACATCTGTTAACACAACAACAGTGATTGACTTTAGTATTAGAAACACTGAATATCAGACTCTCACATCCGTAGAAACTGAAACAGTGTTTGAAACAGGTGACAGACAAACAACACGACTAACACAATTATTAACAAATACTGAAACCTCTCAATTGGTAATTGATACAACTAGAACAACGTCTGTTGCTACAACATTTGATACATCTACAGCTTACTTGACAGATTCTGGGGCTGGTACAATGGTTGCTACATCTAAGTCAACCTCTACATCTAGAATAACAGATAAGGCAACAGACACAAATTATGACACAGCCATTCAAACAACATATGAAACTGTTTATATAAATAACTAGAGCATAGGATTTAGGGCACGTAATGTTAACCAAATTTAAGCGAAACGTAGTTGACCTTTTTATAGATTCTGTTGCTAATACACTGAGCACAGATCTTTCTGGTACAGTAACAGTCAACACTTCGTCCGCAAATGTCACAGGTTCGGGAACAAACTTTACTGTTGATTTTACAGTGGACGACCGCTTGTTTATTGGTTCTGAATCAAGACAAATTATCTCTATTGTTAATAATACATTAGTTGTTGTTGGTTCTGCATATTCAGCAAACGCGTCTGCCAACACATATAAGAAGGGTAGACTAAAAAACGATAGTTATTACGTCTTTGCTGCAAGACAGTCCCCATATGATAATGAAAGCATAACAGCAAACACAATTGACGATGATTACGAATCTCAAGTATTTGTTCAAGATGAATTAATGTTTGGTATGAAGATTACAGACGATGATGTTTTGCCAATGGTAACAAAAAGAGAGTGGCAATCAAACACAGCATATGCAATATATGATGATAAAGATAATGAACTATTAGCAAAAGCTTTCTATGTTATAACGTCTGAAAATAAAGTATACAAATGTATTAACAATGGTCTTGGAGATATCTCAACTGTTGAACCATCCCACACAGAGGTTGGTTATCCACCTGAAGAATCCGATGGCTATAGATGGTTATATCTGTACACGATTAATAATATTGATTATCTGACATATGCTACAGAAAATTACATTCCTGTAATTGAAAATGCCAACGTAAAGAGCTCAGCCATCGATGGTTCTATTTTTAATATTGTTGTAGAAGCCAATGGATCTTCATATCCCGCTGATAGTGGTACAATCAGAACTGATCCAAATGGTAATAATTATATTATCCAAATCAGAACTGGGACATCTACTTCAAATGATTTCTTTGCTAATTGTGCTATCACAATTACTAATGATTCAACAAACTTAACCTATGTTAAAGAAATCAGAGATTATGTTTCAAATGGAGCTGGTAACTTTGTTATTCTAAAAGTTCCATTCTCTACAAGCCAAGTATCAAACAACAATCCATATTCAATTGGCCCATTTATTAAAATTGATTCTAAAACAGGCTCACATTGTATAGCATCAGCAGTAATGCAGAACATCTCAAATACTAACTTCACTGGTAGTGTTGAGATGATTGATATCATTAATCCTGGCAGAAACTATAAGCAAGCAAATGTTTCTGTTCAAACATCGGTAGGTTTTGGTAGTGGTGCCCAAGTTAGAGCCATTATGTCACCACCTGGTGGCCATGGATCAAATGTCAAGGATGAATTATACTGTCAATCAGTTGGTATTGGTGTTGTATTCTCAAATACAGCAACATTCTCGTTCTCTTCAGATGTTGAGTTTAGAACAGTAGGTATATTGAAAAATCCTCTATCTTCCACAACATCTGATGGTACAGGAACTATAGATCTTGTTGCTAATAGCTTAAGCGTGATAGGTGTTGGTACAAAGTTTACAACAGAATTAAATATTGGCGATAATATCATTTATTTGGATGAGGAAAAAGAAGTATCATCCATTGCCAATAATACAAGCCTAATACTAAAAAATCCATTTTCATATACTGTTGTTGCAGAAACATTTGATATTAGAAAAAGATTCTTCAACGCCTTTTTCAATCAAACAGTAGCTATCACTGCTTCTAATACTACCCCTGCTTTACTACAACCAGGTGAATTCATTCTTGGTTCTGATGGTGCAGGTGGTGGATCACAAGTACAGGCTAAGGTTGCATTTGCCAATACATCTAAGGTCGTATTAACTGGACTTGATAGATCACAGGCGCGCGGCAATAATAGCGTAATCACATTCGTAAATGATATCGTGATGGATGGTGTTGGCTATATTGTAAATGGCGCCGATAGCCCAGAAATAGTTGCATCGGGAGCTAAATACTCTAAGGCAGCTGGTAATACAGCTATTACAACAGTTCCTGATTTGAAATTGTATTCAGGCGAGGTTTTGTACTTACAGAACCTATTGCCAATACAAAGATCAAACACAACAAACGAACAAATTAGACTAGTAGTTAAGTTCTAGAGGTTCTAAGAATGGCTCTTGATATCGCAAACACAGTATTGAATGCATCACCATATTTTGATGACTATAATGAGGATAAGAACTTCCATAGAGTTCTCTTCAGACCATCCGTTGCCGTCCAGGCTCGCGAACTAAACCAAGTTCAGTCCATTCTTCAGAACCAAATTGAGAGATTTGGCCAGCATATTTTCAAAGATGGTACAATTATCAAGGGTTGCGGTCTTTCATATCTTAATAGAATTGATTATGTTTCTATTAATGATCAGTTTGATACAAACACCTCTCTGTCATCAACTAATACACAGTTTGTTAATGCCATTGCTGTAGGTTCAAATTCAGGCGTTGTGGCCCAGATTATTTCTGCAAGAGAGGGTTTCAAGGCATCCTCAAATCCAGCTAGATTCTTTATTCAATACACCCAGCCTGGTTTCAACAATCAAAGAACATTTGACCAAAATGAAACAATCAGCATTTATCAGCCTGGTAAATCCTACATTGATAAAGTTATTCTTCAAGTTAATACTGTAATTACTGTCAACACAACAAACTTCCCTGTTGGCTCAAAGTTAATTAATAACGTAAACCAGGCCCGTGGCTTTGTTGTTAATGCCTATGCTAACACATTTGGTAACTACGTTGAATTAAGAAACGTAAGAAAGACATTTGCAACTGGTGATGCCTTGGTCCTTTCAACAGATGCAGCAGTAACTGCAAATGTCGTTAGTGTAGATTACGAGAGCTATGCAAACTCTCTGATTGACACAGTACCAACTCTTACAGACAATACAGAGCTTGGTTACACATCGCTTGGCTTTGCCCATGGCGTTGTTGTATCACCTGGTATTATTTTCCACAAAGGTCACTTTGTTAAGGTTGATGCTCATACAACAATTACCAATGAGGATACACCAGACCCAAGTGGTAAGATTCTATATTTCAAGACAGAAGAAGAAGTTATTAAGGAGACAGATGATTCATCTCTATATGACAATGCTTCTGGTACAACAAACATTAATGCACCTGGTGCCCACAGATTAAAGCTTACATCAACATTGATTGCAAGAAATAAGAATGGTGCCAATACCATTTCTAATACAGATATTGCATTCCCTATTGTTGAGTTTGGTAACAATGGTCCTATCTTCCAAAAGACAAACACAGAATATAATATTATTGGCGATGAGCTAGCAAAGAGAACATTTGAAGAGTCAGGGCATTATGTTGTTAAGCCATTTACAATCTTAACAAAGCCACATGGTAGTGATTCAGACAAATTTGTTTATGAAGTTGGCCAGGGCTTATCATACGTTAAGGGTAAGAGAATTGAATTCCTAAACAATCAAAATGTTGAGGGAAGAAAGGGCGTTGATACTATATCAGAATCAGAACAGCCAATCACAATGGCGTATGGTAATTACGTTATTGTTGATGATTTAAGAGGTTATTTCCCAGTCGACCAGTCTGTAGAAGTAAGATTCTACAATGCAGCCCAGGATGCTGTATCTGGTGAAAGATTGCCTGTTGCTAATACAGCAACTGGTACAATCGTTGGATACGCTAACATTCGAGCAGTTACCTATATCGATTCAAGCACTGCCTTGAAGGGTTCACACCTAGCACAATATAGACTATACATCTTCAACTATAGACCAGTTGGTACGTTTACATTCCAAGATGCGAGATCAGTTGTTTACGATGATGGGTCAAACGCTCAAGCATTCGCTGATCTAGTATTAACTGGGGGTGTTCCTGTACTACAAGAGAGTACACAAACTCCTCTGTTCTTTAGTCTGAATGCAAAGGCTGTAAAGAATTTAAGAAACAGCAATAATGTTTCTGATACAGACTATTTCTACACAGCTGCTAATACAGCTGGCGCTCAGCTTCAATCAACTGGTCTATTAACATTTGGTATTGGATCTCTCCAGGGTATCCTTGGATTTACTGGTAGTTCTAATGCTGATGAACTAAAGGTTGATGTTATAGTAGCAGACGCCAATGCTCAATGCGCAAGCGCTCTAGTTGGTACAATTACGGCATCGGCCACAAATATCATTACTGGCACAAGTACACTATTTACTGAGGACTTTGTTCCTGGTGAGTGTATCAGATTCACAGGTCTGCCTTCAGCAAACACACATAGAATCGTATCAATTACCAACTCCACATCGATGACTATTAACACAGCAGTAAGTGTTGTTGCTAATACCTATACGAGAGTGCACTTGAGAGGTTCAACAATTGCGTTGAACCCAGCTGCTGGCAACAAGAGAACAATGGTTGTCAATCCAGGCACCGAGACTGCAACAATTAATCTTGGTAATACCTATGTTGGCACAACAAACGTTGTTGTTAGATTCCAGGCTCTCAACAATGAAGCTAACCCAATATCCAAGAGAATTAATAGAAATTCAGTAGTCATTATTAATACTGCCAATAATGTTGGCGGAAATACAGGCCCATGGTCACTTGGTGTACCTGATGCATTAAGACTGACGGGTGTTTATATTGGTTCAAATTCATCAAACTTTGTTACCCAGACAAACAGAGTTAACGACTTTATTCTTGACAATGGTCAGAGAGACACCCACTACGACCACGCTAAGATTTCTCTATCACCAGCATCATCCCTTACAACATTAGCTAACACATTTTTGTTGGTTCAATTTGATTGCTTTACTGCAAATGTTACAGCTGGTGAAGGATTCTTCTCGGTAGAATCATATCAGGCAAATGATGCAGCTACTGCAAATACAGAGCTAACACTAAGAACATACGAAATTCCATCGTACACCACAACTTTTGCCAACACAGTAGTTACATACGATCTCAGAGATGTAATTGATTTTAGACCATATAAGGCTAACACAGCCAACATCACATCATCATTTACATCAGCTACAATCAATCCGCCTGCAACAAATACATTCAATTCAAACACAACCACATATACTCCATATCCTGGTTCAACGCTAACAACAAATTTCACATACTATCTTGGTAGAAAGGATAGATTAGTGCTTACACCAGAGGGTGTGTTTAAGGTTGAGGAAGGCTTACCTGGTATCAATCCAAGATTGTCACCAATGCTACCAGATGTACTAAACGTGGCTGAGGTATCAGTTCCTGCCTATCCATCTCTTTCTGATACAGAGAAGTCATTGGTAGTCAGACCAGAAAGTAACATTCTAATTGATATTCTAACAAACAAGCGCTTCACAATGAGAGATATTTCAGTTCTCGAAAAGAGAATTGAAAGACTAGAATACTACACTACTCTCAATATGCTAGAAAGCATTGCTCTATCAACAATGATTGCTGACCAGAATGGTGATCAAAGATTCCAAAATGGATTCTTTGTTGATCCATTCAACAGCCATGCATTTGGTAGAACAGAAGACCCAGATTACAAAGTTGCTATTGACGAACAAAATGGCTTACTACGACCATTGTTTGAGCCACAAGTTATTGAAATGGAATTTGATACAAACCAGGATTCATATAGTGATGTTCAGATAACAGGCAACATGATTACGTTGCCATATGTGCATGAGGTGTATATTGATCAACCACATGCCTCTGACCCTGTTAACGTATCAGGTACCCCAATTGCCTTTAGAGGCACAATTGATGTAAGACCAACAGTAAGAAACGATGTCGAGTTCTTAGCAAGACCAGCTTCAGTTGGTAGTACATCTAAGATTGCCCAAGCCTATAGTTCAATGGCTTCTGTCACTCCTGGCACAACACAGTACGGTTGGTGGAGAGAGGGTATTCAGAATAATGACGATTACAACATTAAGTCTGGACCAAATGATGCAAGAAATGCTACCTCAATACCAATTGAAACAAATAAATCTGTAACGACCCAGAGTGGCGAGAAAGTACAGACTGGTATTGTGTATCTTTCAAAGGAAAGAGTGTATGCCTTTAAGGCTGTTGGTCTGAAGCCAAATACAATACACTACCTGTTTATCAACGATAACAACAATTCAGAGTATGCAGCTCTTGGTGAGCTAAGTGGAA